CGCCTTGCTGTACACTGAACGCAATCGCGAGGGCGAAACCTTGGCATGGTCTCAGCAATCGATTCTTCCTCTTTGGTTAGAGGGCTGATTTCAGGATGCGGTATCTCTTGAGGGTTGCAATCTTCGAGTGAATCATACGTCAATGTTCCATCGTCATCGTAAATCCTAGTCCTAGATGAAACATCCTCGACAGGATCATAATCTACGCAAACACCTCGACCTATTGGTTTCGTTACCTCCTCTGTTTGAACTGAAATAACCGTCTTTGGTCTTTTCGATTTATTCGCCATATCATCCTCTCCGCTTGGGAATCCATCCACCTTGTCTCTGTTTGAATCGTTGCTGGCCGTGCCTGTAAGCCTGCTGTGCTGGCTTTGTTTGCTTTTGCTGTTCGCCGCTAACGTGCTTCGGTTGCACCTCGATCTCACTTGGAGCAATCAACTTGACCCCGCAAGCCTCACTAGCCGCCGCTGCCATGTAGGTCGCATCGAGCCAGTGATTATTTGAATCCTTGACCATCCAGTAGGTCTTAGCCCCCTTGCCCTCAGTGAATTTAGTCACGAGCTCTTCGGCTGCGATATGTTGCGAGTACTGTGAATGTCTGCGTTCTTCCTCAAGTGCAAACAACGAAAGCGAACCGCGCCGAAGCATGTTCGATTCGTCGAAAGTCGGCGTCATAAACCGTTCGTGGATGAATTGCTTCCAATAGCTTGTGTCCAGTTCATACAACCAAACATTGGACGATGGCAACTTTTGAGCGTGTAGGTTGGCACCTGCGATAGTTGTCGATGTTGACTTGGCTTTTCGATGGTATGGGTCTTGACCTTTCGACGGATGAAAGATCCCGCCGACCTCACGACAGAACTGGTAAGCCGCATTGGTAAACGCACCTGAATCCACAAAGCAAAAATCGATCGTTCGCCGAGTGCCTGTTGTGTCGCTGAATTCTTTGGTTAGCAACTCGTCCCGAAGGCTCAAGAGAGCCTGATAGATCATAGGCTCGCTGGCTTCGTGATCCATGCTCTTGTCCGTCCCATAAACCTGCTGGATGCCGTAATCGGCCACAACGCCACCGGCCCCATGCCACCAAGCGGAAACGACCCAATGGAGATAATACTTTCCAAGGTCAATCGCTGCCGTAAGTGCCACCGTGTTAGCCGGTAGTTGACGACGAACCAAACCGCTGATCCTCGACTCGACCAAGGCAGGAGTGATCCCAAGGCCCATTGGCCCGGCTTGCTCTGGTGGATCGTTATCATCTTCGGTCGAAACCGCTTTCTGCCCTCTGTCTGCCACGCGATTGAAATAGCTGTGGACTGCCGAGATTTCCATCGGCTCGCCGTCGCTGTGCATCTTCTTACTGTAGCTGTTCGGATTGCTGACGACAGAACCACGCTCGATTTCCTCTTGGTTGTCACGCCAAAAGCGGAAAGCCTCCCGAGCGTCTGGATCATCGTCTTTGCGTCCCTTCCGCATGTCGATATACTTTTCGATTAAGTCCATTCGATCCGGCTTGGTAACTAGCTTTCGGTATCGCTTGCCCCTCCAAGATGGCTTGATCTTCGAATCGGTGTAACGATACGCAATGCACTTGCGATTTTGGATCGTGCAAAGCATCACTCTGGGGATCCGCTCCGAGGACTGACCCAAACCAGCGATGTCTTGTTCGATTACTTCCTCGTTCTTCTCAATCGTCGTTTCGCTTGCTGCTGCTTCCCTATCCTCGATGTCATCGATGATGGCAAGCGTTGGTCGTCTGCTTCGATACTTAGTACCGCGGATCGCACCATCGATTCCCAAAGAGTAAAGCACCTGACCGTATGAAGCAGGCTCGATCTCAGTCGGCCAGCCCGGTAACTGATCTCTTGTGATCGCAGGAAAGACAAAGAACTCTGGCCCGATGACAATGTTGGTAGGCATCCCGCCGCATGTCTGCATCCTCCCCCGGCTCGACCAACCGCCGACAGCCTGAAACGGAATTGCAATCTCAGGATAATCAGCCGCAAAGATTTCGTTCTGTTGCAGTTGCTCAACGATGTCCCGCACTTCCTTCTTAGCTTTGTCGGCGTTCTTTCCGATGACGACCGGAAAGGTCGAAAGACCGCGCACCATCAAATAGAGAGCCGTGAGGATTGCCAGCGTCGTCTTGCCCTCGCCCCGTGGCCCGGCAATCGATTGATCCCCGCCGTAACGAGCCGCATCGATTATCGAACGCACCATCGCCAAGCGATCCTCAGTCCAGCCCTCAAAGAACTTTTCGGGAAAGTAGGTCGAGAGCCACATGGCAGGATCAGACTCGCACTTGATCCGACGAGCAGGATCGAGAGGTGGCGGAATGGTGATGTCGCGTTGGCTTGCTCGCTTCTTGGCCATCAAGTCGCGTTGATACAGCCGACGGTCACCCTTGACCGGATCCGCCGATAATGCCGTTTTCGGATGCAAGCTTAGCAAGCTCTGCAACTGGGACAGATCGAGCGAGTTCAAGAAGTCGTAATCGGAGCTCATTGTCCTTTGCTTCCTTCTTGGCTTCCGCTTCGTCTCGCTTGTGATCCAAAGCGTCGGCACCTAACAACACCTTCGCCGCATCGATCGCCAAATCTGGATCGGTCAAACACTGCATCAACGCTGCTTTGATCGCTTCCTTGTCTACGTTCCATTTTTCCTTTAGGGCTCGATTGACCATCGCTATATCGCGTCTTGTCTCGATCCTGAACAAACCGCCCCCTACCCCGCGAAAACACTTGCTAACGTGCTAACTTTCTTTTGTTTTTTCGGGCTAATGGTCTGCGTACCAAAACGCCAACCCGCCGGAAGTACCTTAAGATATGGGGGGCTCATCCTAATCATGTTTGCTTCTCCTGCCACTCGACGTTCTTCCCGCTCTTGACCCGCGTAACCTTGACGCCTGAGCCGCTGACGATCTCGACAGACCATTCGTACCATCCAGGTCGAAGCAATCCCGTTTCAACCTCTTTGGTCAGGTCGAAGTCAAGATAAACATTGCCGCTTCCAGCATCGCTAACCGTCCCGGTTTTGATGAATGAATTGACGCCTTGCTCATCCTCGTACCGCATCCCGAATCGAGCCGTTGAAGTGGCAATAACGTAGCCGCTCGGTAGCTCTACCGTCCATCGAAACCGCCGTCCATTTGCCGCTAGGTAATCATCCCCAATTATCAATGGGCTTGCCAATTGCCCCGATGCTGTAACCGGAGTCGATACGTTTACCGTCCCGCCTGCTTGGATCAGATCGGTTTGGCTCTTGACGGTGTTGAGGATACTCCCTGCCTGCGTCCCGCTGTAACCTGTAGAAAGATCAGTAGACCAAGGATTGCCAGCCGCACCTGAATCGATCAAAGCCTTACCCGTTGTGCCTGCTGTTGTGTGACCGCTGGTAGGCTCATTCCAAACACCGTTAACGACTTCTGTTACAGCATCGCTTGCTAGCCCCGCCGCAGTAAACCAATTAGCAGAGAATGCCGCTGAGGTGACAACGCCCGCTTGTAGTGCATGAATGTCCGCTGCAATATGACCTGATCCCGCGCCGGTCACCTGAACCGATCGATTGTTGTTGTTGCTTATCAAGACGTGTTTACCGAAGCTATCGGCAACCCATGTTGCAGTCGTCAATGAGTTCCACACCGTCGTTGGAATTGCGTCAACGCTGGTTTGCGTCGCTCGGCTTGAGATGGTCGCATCGATTTGCGACAACCCAAACGCCGTTGCATCCTGGTAATCAACCGCATCAAGTTCGATTTCGATATCAACAGGGTGCATGTTTGCAGCACCCCTCAAGCATATCTCGACCGTCCTTGCGCCCGCCGCGATAGCTGCGTCTGGTATATCAATCTCGTACCTGCCCGCCCTAGATCCACTCGCGACGATACCGCCTGAGACGTAAGTCCCAAGCGTCTTTGAAACCAAGCCAGTACCGACGCCAAGCTGCGTCCAGGACGACTGGCCCTGTCTTCGATATTCAAGAATAAGACCGCTTGTTGTATGCGTCAATCCGCTTAAGCCACCACCTGTGGTCGATGCGGTATCGTAGACGATAACGGGAAGCGAAAGCGATGTTAAACCAGCTTTAAACTTGCGTCTCATTCGCTCATACCTCCGCTCATTCCTGGCCGGAAAAATATACCGCCACCGCCACCAAACGCAGGCCCGTCAAACTCAAACAACTGCAAGACCCGAGTTATGTAAGCTGCTGATGTAGTCACCGTTGTATTTGCTGCCGACCAGTTGCTCAGTTGGCTCGCGTTCGTGTCGTGAAGCACTGATTTCCAGACACCCGCTGATGACTCGAAGTTAACATTGGCCATGCCACTTGGAGCCGTCTCAAGGCTGTTCGTGGAATTTAGCTGAATACCTGTACCTATGTACCAATTGTCATCAACTCCAGCACGATAAACC